CCTTTCGGAAATCCCCATTCAGGGTCAGTCCATTGTTCGATCGTGTCACTCTCGTTTAATAAGGTTAGTAAATCGTAATATTCCCCATCATGTTCTATTCCCAAAATCAACATATTCAGTTTATCTTTACTGTAAACGCGTTCGTCTGTACGTATAAGGTAATATTTATTTCGTAAAAGTTGTTTCTCTTGTACTGTCATTTGATTCATCATATTCAAAATATAAGACTTTTGGTAGAGAGAGTATTTACCACGCATAAAATCTAAATATCCTAAAGTATCTCTTCTTCTAATCATCAAGTATTCAAAATTTGAAGTTCCACTTTTATCATTTACTGTACGAAACACAATGATTCCATTACTTGTAATGGGCATTTTACATTGATAAAATAAATGACCTTTTCTACCACAATTATTGCAGAATGTATCCAGCATAGTTTGTTCATTGTTATTATGATTGTTGGATGGCTTACGTTTGCTACTATTACGACTCATCGACAAGATAGATTATAATATAATAAACCTTATAATATGTTAATATGAAGGAATTAGATCCAACTGTATGGTTACCTCATTTTTGGTTTTTTTTATATAGTACTGCACATTGTTATCCAGATACACCGAATTCCGTAACAAAACGGAAGTATTATGATTTGATAATGAATCTTCCATTATATTTCCCAAACCCTACTTGTTCTAATTACTTTAGTCGATTATTGGATACATTTCCTGTAACTCCATATTTAGGCAATAAAGATTCTTTCACTTATTGGATTCATTGTATACAAAATCGGATGGACCAGTATTTAGGACTTCCTGAAAAAACATATTTACATCATTTAGATGAATATTATGCAGAGTACTTACCCAAACAATACATTTTATCAGAACGAAGAGGTATCAGTAAAAAATATATGTTGTTTTGTCTAATCGGAGTTCTGGGGGTCGTAGCCGTAACTTATTCATAATAATAATGATAATGTTCAATTATATAGAGCAAAATGAGATGGGAAATTATTTTATTTCTTTTTGCAGGATTTTTAATGGCAAATGTGTATTCTGATGGGAGATACTTTAATAAGCTGTTATCATACAAAAAATATTATCATATGGCAGGTATTTTATTTGGTGCGTGTGTTGTATACTGGTTATTAAAGAAAGATCCTAAACGCGCGTCTACACTAATACAACATTCGAATGAATATTTGAAATATTTACCTGTAGATAAAAATACTAGTAGTATTATTTCACCTATTTTAGACTTTACTTCTAATAATCCATATCTAAACAATTTACCACAAGGTGCCACAGGGGCAACTGCTGCTGGGCACGGATATAATATGTTAGATATGTTCCGTAAGGATGCACCTACTGATCATCAGTTAAATCGTTTAATGAATTCTGGTAAAAAGGCAACAAAGCGTTCTGTAAGTGAGACAAAAAAGAAATTTGTGGCTTCTAATCAGAACTGGAATTGTGGTGATTGTGGAGAACAATTATCTGCGTGGTATGAAATAGATCATAAGGTGCGATTAGAATATGGTGGAAGTAATGAAGTCAATAATTTAGTCGCTTTATGTCGAGAATGTCACGGTAAAAAAACGACAATTGAGAATCTATAACTCTGATAATAATGTATAACACATTATTATTATTATCAATATTATATAGAGTATGGAGGCATCAAAACCAAAAACACCAGATATAGGTCAACTAAGTAAGATCACTTGGAGTCTACTGAAGAATATTTCTATCCAATTTGTGTTTATGCTAGCGTTTATCATTATTTTATGTTTCTTTTTTCTTTTTATGAAAGTCGACAAAAATGCATTAAGTAAGAACTTTATTATGTATATGGTGTTCTTTGGTATTATTGCAGTAAGTGGTTTCTTAGTACTCTACTCAAATATACATGGTCGAGATATGTATGGTATTATTACAATAATGGTGTTTGCATTGTTGTTCTTGCTTATACAGAGAAAATCTACAACTTCGTCATCTATAAATAAAATATTCCATTTCTTCTTTCGTGATTATCCGCAGTATTCGGGATTATCCAGAGAAACCTCTTTTATTGTAGGATACGCGCTGAAGATGATTTTAGTTTTAATTATTTTACTGGGATTATCTATATTTTACAATTTATTCTTGAACCAAACATATCGAGAGAAGAATGTTTATGGATTCATAATCCAATTCGTATTTTTCATTCCTTGTTTGTTAAGTGATATTGTACGGTACTTGATTAATGATATTGTTTCCACACCTAAACTGGTTTATGTTATATTAGGAATCGAAATAGCATTAGTACTGATATACTTTATTTTACCCAAGATACTAAAGAAATCTAATTTTGATAATGGTGCGCAACTTTTAAAGGAACCATCATTTCTCTCAGATCGTAAAACGTTAGATAATTGTAATTATGTTATGAATCGATATATGAAGGATAAGAAAGCATTAAAAATTCCTGATAGTAGTAACCATATAGGTCCATCTAATTTGAACGACTTTAATAATTACAATTTTGCGTTTTCTATGTGGTTGAATACGAATGAAAGTGACCTCTCGCATAATGTGTTCTATTATGGAAATAATCAGGTTTTGGGAAAAAAGGGAAAACCGTACATATACTATAATGGGAATGGTGAACATACATTTGTTCTTACGGATATAAGTGGTGAAGAAACTCCCTCATATACAACAAATTTATTGTCTCAAAGATGGAATCATATTGTTGTAAATTATACTAGAAGTCGTTGTGATTTATTTATTAATGGCCATTTGAGACATACTGTACAGTTTACTAGTAATATACCGTACATAAAAATGACATATGCAAATAATATAGTTGTAGGAGATACAAAAGAAAACCTTCATGGTGCTATATGTAACATTATGGTATATCGAAAACCAATGACCGCTGAGCAAATCGCCAACACGTACAATATTCTGCATTTAAGAAATCCTCCTGTGTAAACTGTTGTAAGAAATATCACATTATAGAATATATTTGTATTGTTTGGCACAAATGACAGTCGATTTAAAACAAGTTGCTTTAGGAATTATCTTATTAATCGTACTATATATATTGTACAAAATATTCTCTCAAAAACGTCCAAGTCTGGCATCAGCAAGAAAACTAAGTGGGAATACATACGATTTTACTAATTTATCTAATCCGACATCTCCTAACTATTATATATTGATGTGGGTGTATGTAAAAAATTTTGATTATACTGATGACCAAATACTGTATACATTAAAAACCCAAAAAAATAGTACTGACATTCTGGAATTACAATTAAAGAAAACTGGTATTTTGCAGTATAAAGCAAATGATGGAAGTTTTAATAATATTGTAAACAACTTTCCACTACAGAAATGGACGTGTATTGTTCTCAGTGTAGACGGCAATAAAACGATTGATTGTTATTTGGATGGAAAAATAGTAAAATCAAAACAAGAAAATACTCTATTACGCCATACTTTAACAGAATCTAACATAGTAGAAGGTAATATTGGTGAAAATGATAATGATATTCGAGTTGCTACTTTCAAACGAATCCCTCAGACAATGGACCCAGGAACTGCTTGGAAACAAAACATGGATGGAAATGGTGGTAGTTTTATGACCAAGATGTTTTCTAGCTATGGTGTCTCGTTGCGACTAAATAAAGATGGTACACCGCATTCTTCTTTAGGTTTCCCAACTGGAGGTATATCTTTAGGAAATGCTGATTCTAACAACTCTATGCAGTAAACATCTAAGTTAACCCATTTTCCTCTTTTTATATATATATATCATATAGAAACTTAGCTTACCGAAATGAATTACACATTCATAATTTTAGGAATTATTTTGCTAGTAATTATTTACGTATTATACACGGTTTTTACAGAAAAGAAGACCAGTCTAGAATCTTCAAAATCGCTTGCATTCAAAAAGTTTAACTACGGAGACTTGAAAAATCCAGGTTCTCCAAAATACTATATTAGTATTTGGTTATATGTAAGGACTAATCCTGCTGCTGCTGAAAAATGTGTGTGGAAAATAGAAGAATCTCAACAAGAAGTGTTAGGACTTCACTTGGATCAAAGTTCTAATTTATATTATAATTATAATCATACTCACAGACAAGACATAATGACAGGGTTTCCGTTACAACGATGGACTCACGTAATTCTTAGCGTGGACTCAAATAAATTAATAGATACGTATGTGGATGGTAAATTAATGAAGTCTCATACTGTATCATTAACTCAACCAACTGCTTCCTCTGAATTAATTGAATCACAAGACGCCCCCCACTTGGAAGCAGAAATTGCAGGTTTTGAACGAGTTCCTTCTGTAATGGATCCCAAAACGGCTTGGCAGAAATATCTAGCAGGAAATGGAGGGAATGCATTTTCGAGATTCTTTAAGACGTGGGGTATTTCTCTCGTTTTAACAAAAGATGATGTCGACCAAAACGCATTGAGTTTCCCATCATAATCGGCGATGTTTTTATCTATCTGATATATAGTATATATTATATAGATAAAGAATTAAGTATGTCAGATTCTTCTATGATAAATAAATTAAAAGATTCTACTGGTGATATTGGAAATCAAGTTAAAGATGTAACTGGTATTGCATCGGAAAAAATGTCTGACTTGACAAAAACCGTAAACAAATCTTTAGACGGGTTCTCTCAAGAAGGTGTTTTAAATACAGGGAAAGAGTTTTTAGAGACAAATGGTATTTTAGCGCGATTCGTGTTTATTATTTTTGTTTTGTTCGCTTTCATGTTTTTACTGAATTTAGGAATGCACCTCATTGGATTCTTTACAAAATCGAGTGAAAATCCTATGATTGTAAAAGGTAAACTAGATGGTGAAGATGGTATTATTATTTCTCAAAATCCAGCAAATTTGGACTCAAAAACGATTTTCCGTTCCAATAATAAAACTGGTGGTGCAGAATTTACTTGGTCGAGTTGGATATATTTAAGTAAATCACAATATGATTCGTCTAGTACGTATTATCACGTGTTTTCAAAGGGAGAAGGTATAAGAAATGGTGATTCTACGAGTTTTAAGAACGTAAAAGTGTCAAATGGACCTGGAGTATATGTAGAACGAGACCCAAGTGGACTCACCCATATGCATGTTATTATGGATACTATTGGTGAACCAGAAGACATTACAATTAACACTGTACCAATTAACAAATGGTTTCATACTGCTATTCGTATGCAAAATAAAATAATCGATGTTTACATTAATGGTGTTGTCAGTTCCCGTAAAACATTGCTGAGTATGCCAAAACAAAATTATCATAATATAGCAATTGGTGGTGGAGCAGCACAAGGTGGTTTCCAAGGTTCGATTTCAAATTTACAGTACTTTGGGTATGCGATGAATGTATTTGAGATCAATAATATTGTAATGAAAGGTCCTAATACTAATTCTAGCGAGTTATCATCTGATTCAGCAGGTAAGTCAGGAAATTACTCATATCTAGCAAATATGTGGTATAAAGACGCATCTTCATAAAAATAACTAACTAACAATAAACAAAAACAATAGTTGTAAAATATATGAATTCCTAATATTGTACAATAATATATATATAATAATGACTTGTGAAGCAAATAGTGATTTTGAGAAAATTATTCAACAAAAAAAAGACCGAGCATTAACTAATCAACCAAATACTCGTTTCTCACTAATAAGTCCATATACAAATTACGTATTTAATGATGATGGTACTGTAAATAATTCTGGGTCAAAAACAGGTTATACCAAAAGTCAATTAGACATGCGAAGGAAGGTTGAAATACTGAAACATGACAAAACAAATGGAAAGCAAACCTCATCCCAACGATATGTATCATTAATGAAAGGAGTCGGTAGAAGAGTTAGTATCAACACTGCACAAAATATATCGACTCTCACTCAATGTGACCTGATTCCGAAACCATTGAGTGCGTCTAATGTACCACCATCAAGAAACGAGAATGGTAGAAGAAATCAAATGTTAGTACTGGATCCTACGGTACCTTTGTACAACTATAATGTAAATGTGAATATCTTTCCAAATGACAATGATGTTAATAAAAACAATGATTTTTATAGATTTCATAAATATAAACAAGAAGAAGTGGAATATCCGTTTGATACTGAAAAACGAAGTTATTCGTCGTCATTTAGTATGTCTGAAGCGGTTCAATTTGGATATTTAGAGTTTTTAGATAATATACCAGAAACAATAAGTACTGTCACTGTATCAACCGATTTTTTTGTACGATTTTCGGATATTTCTTTGAACGAATCAGATATCATTAAATATTCCATAGCAATTGACAAAAACAACAATAACAATAACAATCCATTAAAGGTATTTTTTTCTGGACAAGAGTTAAGTGCGGATGAAAACATAAGTTACAGTAGTGTAACATTCAGTACATACATAATAGAAATATCTGGTAATAATCTAGATACTAACATAAATTCGGAATATACACATGATATAGGGTTTACACTGACAAATGTATTTGATATTCCAAGCGACAATGGAATAATATACGCTCTCAAATACCAATTTTCTGATATTACTTTAAATCCTATTTTGAATGCATCAACGAAAGTATCATTTGTGTCAATGTCATCTAATACAACTCTATTTGTTACGTAAACGTAAATCGAAACCTTAAACTATTGTGTGAAAGTGGGGTTTAAACACATTTGTTGATTTGGAAATACTTGCCCTGATAAGCATTTATCACTATCGGTTACAAGTACACATCCTCTTCGACTCTGATATTCCCCGACAAGACACCAATTTTGTTTCCCAGAAGAAATCGATTTTTGTATAGTATCTTCCGAGTTATCTATGACAGGATCATTTGTACGGCGGTTAGAATTCTCAATGTCTTTCTTAAGTTTATTACTCGCATCGGTTTCTTCACTTGCATCGATCATTAAATTTCCTACATTCTGTACAACACCTTCTGCAATATCAGTTCCAGTTTTTATGGTATCAGATGCAACATCTGCAGTAACATTAATGGCTTGACCTGCAGAGAATCCAAATGCAGCTAATATTTTAGAAATGGTAGGTCCCGTAATATTTGCAATACTCTGTAGACTATCTCCAAAAATGTTGAATACATTGATACCTAAATACAGTAAAACAATCAATAGAATCAATACTATTATCATTCCGAATTTAAAATCAAAAAATGACTCAGAACTAGAACTAGAACTAATCATAGGCGATGGTTCGTTAGTTGTAGTTATTTGTTTTACAGCAGAGGAAGCAGTTTTCATCATGGATGTTAATGGAGTGGAAATTGTTTTATCTGAATCTTCTCTCGTTTCTTCTAAACTGTTCATAATATTTTATATATTTTATATATTATTACTTTTTAAAAAACCTGTACAAATATATAAAGCATTCGTTCAATATAAATCATTATTTTATTACAATAAACAAATAATATGTTAATGTCGATGAGTCAATATGTAGATAGCTTCTTTTTCATAAGTTTAGGAATTACTTTTATTTTGCTATTTTTGATGGCTTTCCATTTCAAAACAAGAATTTCTGCAATCGAAAGGAAGAATAGTACTTTGACAAATATTTGTACTACAATGGTTTCTGAAATAAGTAATCTAAAGACAAATATGAACGGTTTCATTATATCGAGCCAACAAGGACCTGATTATTCATATCCGAATATAGATACTGCCATGTATCGTGGTCCGATTATGTATAATACAAGCGATGAAGATAATGATAATGACAGTGATGAATACGAAGATGGAGATGGAGATGGAGATGGAGATGGAGATGGAGATGGAGATGAAGATGAAGATGAAGATGAAGATGGAGATGAACCCGAAGAATTGGAAATGGATGTAGAGATCGTCGGGGGTAGTGGTGTATCTATCAATATGCTAGACGATATAGAAGAAGTAAGTATTGATGTAGGAACCCTAGAAAATACAGAAAGTAAAACGATTTTTGTAGACAAACAAACCCAAGAGCAAGCAATAAACGTATTCGATATCGATGATGAAAAAATAGAAATAGAAGATGTAGTTGTCGTAAAACAGCAATCAATTGAGGAAAAAGATGAAATGGAAGAAATTATATTGGATGAGACAAAAGACTCAGAACTTGAATCCACTATTTTACCAAATATAAGTAAGTATCGTAAAATGACAGTACAGATGTTAAGAACAATTGTTATTCGTGATGGTTTATGTACAGAAACATCTAAACTCAAAAAGCAAGAACTCTTACAGATTTTATCCGATGCAATAGAATAATTCGATCGACAAAGCTTTAGGAACACAGACTATTTTTCCATTTTATATGTATGTATACTGTAAATAACAAATAATATGATTTCAAGTTTAAATAGTCAAGGTCAATCCATATACGAAGTGTATCCTCATATTGATATTCCGTCTGTAGCATACAAATCCAACAATAAATATGCGAATTTTCCTCCCATTATGCATGACGGTCGTGCAGTTACGGCATCTTGGCAACCGAATGCAGTAGTTGATGAAGTAATTCGTAAAGATAATAATATTACTTCAAATTGGCAATATCGTAGATATTTAACAAAAAATGCAGAAGAGATAAAGTCTCATAATTTTAAGCAAGCGTGTAGTGATATTGGATATTACATTCGTAACGAAAACAAGGATTTAGATCGTTCTACTGCCATGAATACCCCTCATATATATAAAGATGCAAATGCGCCTATACAACATATAGGGGCAACTTCTAGTGATTTGAAAGAATTATATTTAACAAAAGAACAATTGCAATCGAGACAAGTTGTTCCATCGATTACACAAGATGAATTAATGCGTAATTGGGGAAAATATATGAATTAAAAGTAAAATTAAAAGTAAAATTAAAAGTAATAAAATAAACTGTACAATAGTATGTTTATTTTATTGACAAAAGTTATTTAGAAAAGAAATTGTTATATACTGTACAATATATTTGATGGAGACTTCTATCAAAATAATTAGTTTTGATGTTGGTATAAAGAATTTAGCCTATTGTATTTTCGACATTTCGGAAGGAAAGATAGATATAATAGAATGGGAAGTGATAGATTTACTTGAACAGGACGATACAAATGTATTAAAACAGACGTGTACACAACTATTGACGTCAAAAAAAAGAGATACGCTGTGCGGAAAGGTTGCTAAATATGGTGAACCAACTGAAAAATTAAATGCTTGTTTTTGCGAGAGACACGCAAAAATGAATACTCGATTTTTGATTCCCAATAAAAAATGGAGCCAATCTTCTCTCAAGAAGTTATCTAAACAGAGTTTACGCGATTTAGGAAAAGAATATGGATATGTGTTTTCAGAAATAAAAGAAGTGAAACCGAAATTGATTGAACAGTTGAGACAATATTTTGATTCAAAAGTATGGAAACCTTTAGGAAATGAAAAAAAGAAGGTGAATGCAGGACATGTTGATTTGATTACAATAGGAAGACAGATGCACCGTTTTTTTTCGAATAATCCGATTATGAAACAAGTGACACACGTACTTATAGAAAATCAAATAACACCTGTTGCGAATCGTATGAAAACTGTGCAAGGAATGTTGTCTCAAGAGTTCATCATGTTAGATTGTCCACATATCGAATATGTGTCATCTTCTAACAAACTGAAGAATATGATAAAATCGTCTACAGAAAATACGACAGATTCATACAAAACACATAAGAAAGATGGTATTACATTTTGTCGTACAAGGTTAGCCAATTATCCCTTAAAATGGTTAACGTGGTTTGAATCGTATAAAAATAAAAAGGACGATTTGGCAGATTCATTTTTACAAGGAATATGGTACATTGAAGAAAAATTAATGAAGAATACGACAAATATAAAAATAAATAATGTGAATTCACCATAATATAGATATTTTTGTACAGTAATGGAAATCGTAGATATTGATTTAGATAATGTTGTTTTGGGCAGCGAAACTGGAAAAACTACTAATTTCGGAGGTGGACTTGAATTATTGATGAATGAAAAACAAAAATCTAGTAACACGAAGATTGATTTAGGAGAATTAGATAATTTAGAATCTGAACTGAATAAACTGTCAGAAGATATTGGTGAAACCGCACCTATAAATAAAGGTGCAGGTACAAAACAATTAAGTGGTCTAAATGGATTTTCTAATTTATTTAATTTTAGTGGTAATACTAAACCTGCAGCAGCATCACAACCTATCCAAAGTAGTGATTTATATGAAAGCGATGCTACTTTAGGACAAAGTACAAAAGACGCTACAAGTGGAGTCGGTCCTAGTACCTGGGATGGATTTTCAAAGGTATCAGGTGACATTCCGCAGACTAGACCTAACTCATATTTATCTGAACGTGAAAAAAGACGAAAGAAGCGTATGATGATTAAAAAACTGGATGAATGGCGAGATAGAGGGACACTCAAAAACGGTACACAGTTTGATATTGATTCTAATTTTGATGAAGTCGAAGATGAATATGAAGGTGCTCTAGAAGATAAACGAAGAAAAGATTCTATGAAATTACAAGGATGGTGGTTTACAACAATCATTAATACGCTAGAATATGGAAATGCACTAATAAACCCATTTGATTTTAATTTAGATGGTTGGGGAGAACAGGTAGGAGAAGATTTAGATTCGTATGATGATATATTTTCTGAATTATACGATAAATACAAGGGAGGTAAAATGGCCCCAGAAATCAGTATATTGTTGAGAATCGGATTTTCTGCTGCTGTAGTAAATATGAGTAATAAAATGTTGAGTTCTGCCACACCTGGATTTAGTGATGTAATTAAACAAAGTCCTGAATTAATGAAAGCATTTTCAAGTGCTGCTGTAAATACAATGAGTCAACAGAATACAGCATTTGATTTTGCAAAGACAATGCTAAATCAACCTGAACAAGTGAATACCAGGTATGGCCCCCCGCCTACAGCGATTGATACAAAGAAACAAGCCCCGCCATCTAGACCTGGATCAATGCAATTTACACCTGCCGTAAGTAACCGTCCAGATTTAGCTGCGGCAGCGTCAGTTCGTAATATACCGCCTCCTATGTTTAGAGAATCAGGGGTAGAGTTGAATCAACCTGTTTCTGTAAATACGAGACCTGAAATGAAAGGTCCGCCCACTACTGATATAGATCAATTATTATCGGGGTTGAAGAAAAAACGCGAAGGTCCAATTGTAGAAGATGTTATTACAGGAGACGATTCTGTTATAAGTGTTACATCATTAATAGATATGAAGAACACGGCAATGCCAAAGAAAGTAAAACGTAGAAATAACTCTGATAAAAATACAATATCATTAGATATCTAAAAAGGCGAACAAAGAGTAGAAATATAACGGTGTGTGAAAGTTTATTAATAACAAATAATATAAATATTTGTTATAAATAAAAAGTACAATATAAAAATAATGTATGGATTTATCTGTCGTTCTTTAACAACAATATGGAATACTGTAAAAATACAAGGAATGCTCTTTATGTTTCATTCGTACCATTTTGGGTTTCATATAAATAATTATATATATAAGAGTCTTTTATTGCATACAGGGTTGATGAGAGAAGACCCTACTACGTCTACTTGGTGTAATACGTGTACAATAACAGATACTTATGCATTAAAAAATCACTATAAATTTCAAAATTATACGAATGAAGCAAAGAAAGTATTTGAAGAAAAAAGAGAAATATTCAATTCGGATACTGTAGAACAGATCAAATCTGATAAATTGTGGATGTGTAAGTTATCAGATTCTAAAACGATTGTATATAGTACATTTAATTATGGGTTTCGTTATCCTATTTCACCTATTTTAGAAGATTATTCCATGTTCGATTCTACGTTTTTATATATAGAATACAAACACCCAGACATGAAGGAAGCGATCGAATTAAATATTCCACGTAGTTTTTTTGTAGTACATAATGCATTATTCACACCTTGTTTTGTTTTAAATAGATTAGAACGTCAAGATAAATCATATGTGTTTGATCATAAATATATTGTAACAGTTATAGATAAAGACTATAAAAAAATAGAACTTAAATTTAATAATTATATAACTCTTTTAGAAAGTTCTTACAAATATCATATGTTGTTATAATGACAAACTTGCAAGAAATATATAATATTATAATACTGTATACTATTTTTTAATATGGTAAAATCGGCTTGTACAACTATCAAAAAAATGAATAAATGTATACATCCTTGCAAAAAGATAACAATGAACACTAAAAATGGTAAAAAACAGATATGTAAAACCAAATTCGATAAAAACGCTGTCCCGAAGAATTGTTCCAAGAATAAGAGAAAGAAGAGGAAAAAAAATGCATCAAGAACCCCTAAAAAAACAAAGGTGAAACGTAAAAATAGCGCGAATGATGCGACTGTAAATGATGATGCGACTACGGCTGTAAATGATGATGCGGCTGTAAATGATGATGCGACTACGGCTGTAAATGATGATGTGTCTGTAAATGATGATGCGGCTGTAAATGATGATGCGGCTGTAAATGATGCTGCGACTACGGCTGTAAATGATGCAGAACAAAGTCAGACAACATCTACAAGTTCACTTCAAAAGATTATAAATTCTGTATCAAGTACTGCATCAACGTTTGATCCTTTAAAAACATTTATTAAAAGCAAATCAGTTAGTCCAATATCTGTTGCAAATAACGAAGAAGAATCAAAAGAGAACGTACAATAATTTTTTATCTATATCAACTGCTACTGTAAATAATATAAAGATTATTTTCTGTGTATTATTATAAGACAATGATGATTGCGGATTGTCAAATAATGTCATCGAAAGAAGAATTTACAAACGTCCATGCGTTGAATGACAAATGGGTTTTATATCACCATTTACCATCCGATAAAAATTGGACGTTGTCTGGCTACACTATTTTAGATAAAGATATCTCAAGTATAGAGCGGGTGATTGCGCTACGGGAGGTGTTACCTGAAAAAATGATAAAATATTCCATGTTATTTCTTATGAGGAATGGTGTTACTCCTTTGTGGGAAGATCCTCGCAATTGTATAGGAGGCTGTTTTTCTTATAAAGTATTTAATAAACACGTAGAACAAGTATGGAAGGACATGATGTGTATGTTATGTGGTGAAACTATATTAACCAATTCAGAAGATAGCAGTTATGTTAATGGAATTACTATTTCACCTAAAAAGAATTTTTGTATTATCAAAATTTGGATTAGTGATATGAAACATCAAGACCCGAATATTGTAAGTTATGTTGAAAATCTTACTAAACACGGTTCTGTATTTAAAGTACACGACCCCTCTTAAAGTACACGACCCCTCTTAATCATTATTTATAGGAGGAAGAGGAGATAGACATAATCGAATATCTCCCATATTAGAACCAATATCATATTTTACAATCAATGGTAAATTATTTTCTAAATAAATTTCTAAATGTTGACATAATGGTGTACATTTGATAAAGTTGTTTAGGGATTTCAATGGAAATTCTCCACACATAACTACAGATACGTCAGGTTTACGTCTAAATTTAATAGCATCTATTTTGTCATCGATCAAATCATTTACAGTGTCTTTTTGTTCTGTACGATATATACGAGATTTTGCATAAGGGCCTACGCACGAAAATATCAAGTCATCTCCGACAGATTCTATTTTAATTCTATCGGAAATTCCTGTTAAATCACGAATGATTTTTTGGAAACCAGCACTAGGCATATGAATTATAGCAGAATAATTCACTTCAGGAACCTCTAACTCGTCTTCTTCAGGTTCATATAACCTTAATTTGTAATTATTACATTGATTAATTTTTCCATTGTCATACTGTAATCCCAAATGAGACACACTTCCGCCACGATAATCTGCATCATCAATATACATTGTAAATAAATCGTCATTTGAAGTATTTGATATGAGTTTGAACAAGTGTAAAGAATTTGCGCAAATCACAATTTTGTCTGGATTACATTTATGCTTTTCAAATAGTAATTTTACAGCAACCAAAGTAGTATGATTCTTATCAAAGTTAATAATCTTTAGACCATTCTTATCAATCACCATTGTTACATCAGGGACTAGATCCTTTAAAGCACTAAACAGGTTTCTTATTGGAGAAATCTGAATTGTTTGCATTGTTAGAACATTTTTATCGATATCCATTTTACAAAACAAAATGCGTTTATATAACGACTATGAACGCATTTTTTATATGTTTTTCCGTAAAACATATTACTTTGTATTTATACACTCTAAATATGTTTCATTTTATGAAATCATTAGTATAAACATTGATATATTCAGTTAATTAGACCATTTGTAATATATACCACGATTATAACATAGATTTCATTAATTGTATTTCTTTTTCTTGTGTATCGATAATTGTTTTTGCTAACGTTTTTAATTCATTATTATTTGTTCTATTATAAATGTTATGAGATGTTGTCAATGCGGTTGAATGGTGACTTATCATTCTTTTTAACCATTGTGTATCATCTACTAAAAACTGTTTTCGTAACAATAACACGGATACACTAATAGATAAAATAATTCCAATAGAGAACACGAATATATTGAAATGTCCCATGATTAAATAATGGACGATTTCGTGTGTCCATATCATATTAGAAGCCATTAATAAACCTCCGTAAAATAGGGTTAATGATATATATAAATCGGTAAATCTATATGCTAGTATGTTCATTGGGTTGAACATCATACCGATAATTACCATTACAATAAACATAACAAAATGTTTTTTGTATGAACTGTATGCCATATTTATTATAATATACAATACTATAAATAATAAATATTTTCTTGTTTACAATTTCTGAAGTCTCTGAAGTATACAATTCTTATTTTAAATATTAAACCGTTTAAATTATCTGAACATAACCGAAATATACAGAATGATAGAAGAAACAAGTAAAATATTTGGTATATGCCACATTTTTTTCATTATTCCTACACAAATCTGCATAATCAAATGAAATTTTGGTTATTTTTACAATGAAGTATTTTTAACTGTGATTTGAGAAGCTGGCTTTTTTTCGCGGATTATTGGTATCATTTGATCGTGTTCATCATCAGAACCCATATCCCTAAACTAACCCTATTTTTTTCAGAACTAACTTTTCGCCTTCTAAACTCAGTAAAAAAGTTTTACTTTTTACTTTTTACTTTTTACTTTTTACTTTTTACTTTTTACTTTTTACTTTTTACTTTTTACTTTTTACTTTTTACTACTTGTATTTCCACTGTTATTCGTACAAGTATCATTCATTGATCAGATGCGGTTCTCTTTGTCGTTTATTATTCTGAATAAGTCAAGTACCGAAATAATGCATTTTCAATGTCTTTCCCAATGAATATAGACGAATATGTGGTCTCATAAATCGTGCAAGCATAAGAACAACTCCTAGATTGTCGTGCGCATATACGAGACCCACATTCTTCACATTCCTTTGTCATTTCTTGGAACGTCAAATAGTATCTTGGATTCCCATTTTTATTTACGATTCTAGAAAATAGCAACTGACGGTCTGCTTGTTTGGGTTTGAGAGAAAGTCCACGTCCTAATGGATAACCTGCCCTTGTATATGCCATTTCATATTTCGGACTGTAGTTTGTAGAATTAACGTGGTCTTCGTGTGGCATTTTAAAATCTAGTATAGTACATATTGGGTCTAAATACTCCATTATTTTATAAGATACCATTTGTGGCAACTTAGCATCAATTACTTCCATTCTGTCTTTCTTTCTGTCTGTATCTGGTTGGTCTATGCTATGAGGCACAATAGTACAGTAAACGAATTGGTTAGAAATAGAAATCAATTTTTCTTCTGTAATGAACTGCTTCTCTGGAAATCGACCGTAAAATTGTATAATAAAACAAAACAAAACAAATCAACAAGAAAAATTGATTTTCTATTTCTAACCAATTCGTTTACTGTACTATTGTGCTAAAAGTACAACAAATAATAACAACCACATATATTGTCATTATGAACTCGCTCTCTCGCAAGACTACTCACGCGCAATTTCTCGTTGGGAAACTTTCTTTACCAGAGGTGTTATGTGATCTTGTAAAAGATTACTTATTCATAGACCATAATACTGGTTATTATCTCAACTACATGAGAAGAAATGTGTTAAATCTTATTAGAAGACTAATATGTAGCGAAATGGAAAATCCCGAATCATATGTCACTACAGATATCATCTCTTATAGGTTTTACAAGAAATATCGACCACACAAAAATATATCTATTATGGAAAGTACCATATGTGTGTCATGCGGAGACTATCGTGTATATAATGGGTGTCTGAATAGTATGTGTACGTGTACGGATACGTATGTTGAATGGTCTAACTACGATGAAGAAACGGAAATGCAACAGAATGAGTACAATGAAAATAAGGCTTGGCACGAATTTATGATGGATGAAGAATGGGTACAAGGAGTATCTAGAGAAGAAATGATTCAGGAATATGGAGAAGACGATTTATACTTGCAGTACGGTTTTCTTACATAAACCATACAGAGAATTCTATTTGCAGTACGGTTCTCTTCTAACGTTTTATATATTTTGTAGTTTGTTCTGTTTTGTTAAGTTAAGTTAAGTTAAGTTAATAATATTATTAAGAAAATCATACTCTTTTTTTTCGTGTTTGTTGTGCCAATTTTAACGCGCGACTAACATTAGTACACCCCTTTTTTAAGATATGGTAATCTACATTACTAGCTGGACCTCCAGTAATAGAACTCGCAATTCTTGCACGACCCCACGATTGTGCCGTTTGCATTGGTCGTGATCCACTAGAGTAGAACGCCCCGTGACCTTTCTTTTCGATTTGTCTCAATGCTTTTATTGTACACCCAGTTTTTCTGGACAATTCTTTCGATGGTACAATGCTCTGTACACCATACATTTTTGTTGCTTTTGTCACATGACTTGATTTCTTACGTTTGTATGTTTCTAAATCGGGACGTTGAATATATTTCTTTTTACTGTATAGTTTACGGGTATTAATAATGTTACGTCGTTGTTTTTTTCTATCTTTTTCTGACAAGTGTTTTGGGATGTACGTTATTGGGATATTGTTCATTATACTAAGAAAAAAATATATTTGTTTTATTTTACTGTACAAATATATTTATATATTATGGTATGTGTGGTCATTTATTTTATTTTCAATGATTTACACTTCTCCTTTTTTGAGTAAATCGCGGATAACCATCAGATTTT